TCCAATACCCTAAAGTTGGTTAATATAAGAACGACGAATACGTTCGCGCAATTCAGTCTCACGAGTGAACCACACTACGTTTTTCATCCAATCTTTTTCAATCCACTCTTTTGGAATCCAGTTTGTCCAACAAACCCAACGAGAATTTTCAAGCCAGTCAAGGCGCTTCAGAAGCATCTCGACTGATTTCTTCTCCATCTCGTCGGTCCAGTATGCGATGCGTGGCCGACACCATCGATCCCATTTACGAACTTTGGGTAACATGGCGGCGACAATCCTTTCACCAATCTGATTTTCGAGGATTTCCTCCTCTTCCTCCTCATGACTTTCGAAAAATTCTTCCTCTTCCTCCTCATGATGAGCCTCACAACGTGTACAGTATCCTGTAATACAGTGAGAATCCATCTTATGAAGGTAGATAGGATTTTCTCGAGCACAAATACAAACATCTGGTGTAGGAAATCGACATTCTGGACAGAGCTGAATTTGTTTGTCAAGATTATTATTCTTGGCAACGAAGTCCTTCTGACTGGCATAAAACTTTTTGGAGTCTTGTCCAATCCAACGAATCAACTCTGGCAATCCAATATCCTCGAGAGGTTTTCCTTGAAACTCAACGACCTCCCATCCAACGATTGCTGCTTTTCCTTTAACTGGATGTGGAATAGGATATGATTTTTCAACTGTGATATCCCAAAAATCGGGAATCAGTGGTGAACCATTAGGATGAGCAGCACGAATCTTATCTTCATTCAACATATCATGAACAGCATATTCTGGCTTCACTTTGCAAGTGAGCGTAATGCGATCACGACGTGTAACTGAAGCAGGCTCGTTGGAATAAACGGTGGCGCACGTGTCCTTAACGTTCTTAGTTCCAATAACAGCTTTCGGTTCTACTGAAACTTTGCCTTTCATATCAGCTTCGGCCATATTCGCATACATACGAACATTATTGACCAACTGAATCATGAGAGATGTAGGAGCACGCTCGACGAATTCGGCTTTTGTATTACCAATATCGTCAATCAAAACACCATTAGTATAAGATCGGAAATTTGACATAAATTTGTCAGCCTCATTCAAAGTGACAATTCTATCGTCAGAAGCACAGTAGTTATTGTATAACAACGTAGTTACCATCAAAATGTTGGCAATGGTTGATTTACCTACTGCTGTACCTCCGAAAACTCCAATCGAATATGGTGCTTCACGCAAACCGCCTTGTACACGAGTTTGGCGAAATGTTGCCTGCCATTGACGAAGAACATCAAGCTTTCGGCTAAGAATGTTCTTCTCAACAACACCTTTGCAGGTTGTCTTCAACATTTGTGCCTTCTCAATGCACTGCACAAGAAGAGCTTCATAATCATTCTCCGACATATTCTCGTACTTCTCAAGATTACCACATTTGGCATACTCATGACAACGAAGACACTTAGAATATGCTTCTTCAAACTCTTCATTTTCCATATTACCATACAACAACGGCTTAATAGATCCTCTTTCGAAGCAAGCATATCCACCCTCGGCAAAATAGACGATGGTTTCAAATGTTGCATCAATCAAATCAACAGCCGATGCATGTTTGGCAAATGCGCCAATGGAAAACATTTTCATGCCTCCAATCCGGAAGTCGAGGTCAGCAGAATCACACAATCCTAGAGCCAAACAAAGACTCAGAACATGTGAAATCTTCTTAAATCCTTCATTCCGAATCACAAGAGACCAATTCTCTTGGAGGTCTTTCAAAAGCAAAAGCCACTTAGGCTTTTCCTTATCCGATTTGACTCCAAACTCTCCAGTTTGCGAATCAAATTCTGCATCCAATAACTCAGACAAATAGTCAGCTGCAAAATTAGCAACTGACTTATTATACTCAGTCTTAAGATACAGAAAAATCGTAGCAAGAAAACCAGAAACAGTAGTACAATCTTTTGCTGCAACAAATAAGGCTCCTAAATTTTCGACTCTACTCAAAAGCTTGTCGTCAATCGGAATACCTTTAATGTTAGCAAGATTTGAAAATGCTGTGGCAATTGCGGCAGAACCAATCTGCGGAGTAAATTTCTCCTTTGGCTTCTGCTTTTTCTTCCTATTATCCCGTCCACCACGGGAGAACTTTTTTCTACGCTCAATAATACGGGCACTTCGATTCTTATGATACTGCTTACGGCGATCTTCCTTAGTTGGAAATTCACCGACTTGAGCATCAAGTCGATACGAATGCGCAAGAGCTTGAAACCTCCGAAGAAGTTTATTAGCTCTATGAATACGAAAAA